CGAGTTTAGCCAGTTCTTGGTTAAGCGTTTGATCGTTAAGATTCAACGGCCGTGAGGCGCCTGAAAACAGGCCTTTCATACGTTCTCTGATCATATTTCCTAACGCTTTTTGTAGGAACATGTTCAGGCAGGGCTGTATCTCTATTGGTCTGTCTATGACCGCGTTCTTAGGAACGGTTGTGTACTTGGCACACTCGCGTATCTCATACTCTGGGAAAACATGTTTGAATGGGTTATTAAGCCTATCAAGCAAGTCCTTAAGCAGAGACGTACAGTGTGGTATACCCTCTAATTTGAAAACTGCATCCACATAAGGATAAGGCAATCTAGTAGAGGATCCAGGTCCGAAGGTGCATCTATCGAAAAGATCACAAGTAAGAGGCCCGAGTATATCATTAATATACTTACGCGTAAGCATAAGTAAATGATGTATTTTAGTGCCTTCATACTGCTTTTCCTTAAAATAGATGTTCGTTGTCTTGCATTTGGCCTCGCATGCTAGGTATTTATCTAGACACTTGGCTTTCCTCGCAGAGGAAGATGCAACATCAATCTTCGCGTATTTACTAAACAACATATGTCGTAGGTAGTTAAAACGGAATGTGATGGGATCAAGTTGACCCGACATGTCAATATCACGTGCGTGTGGAAAGTACTTCTCCATAGCAGTTTTACTAACAACCTGGTTGGCTTCGTTTAAAAACGTTTTGCCGCTTGACTGAAAAGTCTTCATTTGTTACCTCAAAAGGTTTAAAGTATAAACAACATTATATCTTAGGCGTATACGCCTTCGACATTGGTCACCATGTTCTGTAAAAACGAACTGGCCACAAAAGCGTTTGCATAGGCGTGTAAATCTTTACGCTGTTGCAAAGAGGCATTTGCGGGGATGCGAAACTCTAAAGTCGCACCGACTGTTGCTACAACTTTACCCAAAGCATCGCTGTACTGCGGCACATTCAATGTGTATTGCAGACGAGCTAAGCCATTTGGACCTTTAGCTTTTACAAGCTTCGCGGTAACATACGGTTGAGCGGCGATTACACCCATAGTACGATCATACCACACAGCAATACCGCTTTCCAGCGCTACTGGTGTGAATGAATGGTTTACTGGTGTAGTCTGGCCATCAGCCAGAGTTAGAGTAGTGAAAGCTGGCATTGCAAGCTCCTAAAGGGGTTAAGTTTAAGTTATTTCCTAACGTAAAGGCCTCTGATTAAATTGTTGATCAGTGCCAAGGACGAAATTGTCCGTGTTACAGATAGGGGTGTTTTATTAAGTCCTAAAACTACACGTGGCCGCGTCGAAGATGTCGTGCGAGTAAACTCAACACGATTCTCGAACGTTTTCACGCTTGCATCACCTTGTGCAGTAAAACTACTGTACTGGCGATGGTAGAAAGGAACATCGGCTGCCACAGACGACATATTGGTTTTCAGCAATGTACTTTTAACAGTATACATGTGCTGCAGGCCAACTGCCGCTGACAGATCGTATAACACATCACCAACGTTGATAAACCAGTCAGCAACAAAGCTGAATGGTACAAGCTCCCAGGCAACAGAAAGCGGGTTTTGAACCAGCCCTGAGGCCAGAAGCTTGCTACTTGATCGCGTGCTAAGCGAATACACGCTAGTGTACTTGACTAAAGCCTCACGCTGTATGCTTATGTTGTAAGCAACACGAGGTGAGAAGTCACCGCCGCCGAAAGAACTCGCAGTCTGTATAGTCTGCGTAGAACGATCGACAGCAACGCCGCGCGCACGAATGTAGTACTCACGTTTGGCTTTTTGGTAATAGTTAATCGCCG